TAAAGAAAAGGCTGCGGATCTCGCTGTGGCAGGTCGACCTATAGAAAATTACTTTATTGAAGCCGCTAAGATATTAGGCGAAGCTATGGAATAAGTAGGGTGAGGATAAATTCCTCGCCCTTATTGGAGGAATGAATATGAAGAAATCTGATAAAAAGACTGAAAAACAAATTATATGTTTCTCCAAGAAAATTGTAATATCATGTATATTATTTATTGTATTATATACTATATTTCAAGTATTTGTAAGTTTCAAATTAGGAATAGAATTGACTCCCGCCTTAACTGCATGTGTATATGCTTTTTTTGGCACAGAGTTAGCTGCATGTGCTTTAATTCGTATTTTTGATTCTCGCAAAGATAATATAGATGATAAATAATGGAGGAATTAATATGTTAACACCCGATAAAGTTAGATATGAAAATGGTGTAAAAATAAATGAGAAGATTATACCTGATTCTGCTAGAGCATCCAGAGCTATAGCTTCTTGGGTTCCTAAGGGTGGTAAGATGAAGCCTGGGCTCAAGATGAAGCCTATCGGGGTGACTATGCACAATACTAACGACCTTGCCAAAATACATGATGATGCTGAGCAATATACTCGTGCTACATGGCCTAATTGTAATATGGCCGGAGTAGCTGTACATTATTATGTAGATGATACATGTGCTTGGCAGAATTTAGAAGAAGATGAGCAAGGTTGGCATGCCGCAGATGGATTTGGCCCTGGCAATACTCAAACAATTGCTATTGAGTGTATTATGGATGGCTCAGGTTCTAAAGAAGATTTAGGGGCTAGAGATAATGCTGCAAGATTGGCCGCTTCTATTCTTAAAAGACATGGGTGGACTATAGATAATTTATACACACATAATCATTGGATGGGTCAACCTGATAAAATAGCTTATGGTGTTCGTAAAAATTGTCCTATTTTCTTGCTTCCTAAATGGGAAGAGTTTAAAAATTTAGTAAAATTTTATTTACAAAATGGTAACAAAGAAGCTCCAGTTGAGACTCAAAAGCCCGCATCTGCAACTAGCGGCCTTACTTTTAACGATATAAAAGTTGGCGATATTCTTAATTTTAAAGGCACTGAACAATATGTAGCGTCTGGGTTAACCCAAGGCATACCTGCTAAGCCCGGCAAAGTAAAAGTAACGAAGAAATATGTAGAAGTTGCTAAACATCCTATCTTAGTAAGATCCGTAGATGATTCGGGCAAATTTATTTCAGGTGTTTTTGGATGGGTTAATATTGAGGATTTAGAATTAGATATTAAGTTACCATATTTAGTAAGAGTAACCGCAGATACAAAGATTTATTCTGATTCGTCAGATAAGAATGTTGCGGCTATTATTAAAAAGGGAACTTATACAATTATACAGCAAGAAAATGGATTTGGTTTATTAAAATCTAAAGCAGGATGGATTCCCTTTTCTGATACAGAAAAGATATAAATTAAAGGAGGAAGTATTATGGAGATTAACATTACTGAAGTTGTTGTTGCGCTAATTGGTTTATTAGGTACTATTATTACTGCTTTTGTTGTTCCTTGGGTAAATAGTAAGCTAAAGAATGAAAAACTTAAGACTGTTGTTGAAATTGCACGTCAGGCAGTACATGCCGCTCATGAGCTTAATATCACCAATGAACTTGTTGAATTAGGTATGGATAAAGCTACTTATGCGTGGACTGAAGCTAAGAAAGCTCTATCTGATAAAGGCATCAAAATTGACGATGATGAACTGAAGGCTGCCATTAAGGCCGAAGTTACAAATCTAAGAAAAGATATAACTTGGTAATTTTATAGAAGTTAATAAGGAGGTGACTTCAATGGCGTATATAATGAAACAAGAAACTCTGGATGGCATTGCTGATGCGCTTAGACTTAAAACAGGCACTGAACATGACATCCAAGCCGAAGATTTTGAAGCCACTATTTTAAGTATTAGAACATGTGAAGATACAAATGCGGCAAAAGCAGCGGCAAAATCTGCAGCAGAGAGTGCAGAGAATGCAGAGATAAGTGCTGTTAGCGCTGATACAAGTGCGTTGGCTGCTAGTGAATCAGCAACTCGAGCAGCAGCATCGGAAGAAGTTGCTAAACAAAAGGCAGCTGAAGCTTCGGATAGTGCAGCGGCCGCATTAGAAAGTCAAAATGCCGCTAAAATTAGTGAAGATAACGCTAAAGAAAGTGAACTTATTGCTACAGCGGCAGAGGCTCACATTGTTGAAATGGAGGCCGTTGTAGTTGCTGCTGAAGCGGTTGTGGTTGCTGCTGAAGCTGTAGCTAAAGAAAGTGCAACTAATGCAAAGACCAGTGAAATTAATGCAGCAAGCAGTGAGGCCAATGCTAAAGCTAGCGAAACAATCGCAGTAGAATCGGCTACTATAGCAGAAATTGCAGCAGAGGCCGCATCTTATTACGGTGGTTTAAACTCTGAGGCGTATGCTGTTGGTACAAGAGCTGGCGTGCCTGTAACAGAAGATGATATAACTTATAATAATAATGCAAAATATTATGCTGAATTAGCAGGATCTTATATAGTTCCAACAGCTAATGTGTTGGCTACTGCTACTATTACTGAATAAGGAGTTGTTCTTATGATTTTTGGAAATAAAATTGGAGGCAACTCCGCAGGAAATAAAACTTTTGTAATTGATATTAATGGCGATGAAGTTTGGGGCGTTATGGTTGACGATCCAAATATACCAGAACCTACGGCTTGTTGTACAGATGTTATGATAGGTCAAGTTTTTGTTGGGCCTGAGGGGCTTCAGGTTGGTGAAAATGATTCTCCTTGCTGTCGTGTTACAGATGGTGTTCATGAAATTGGTTCTGGAGTTGAGGTTTTATTGCGTATTGAAAAATGTGAACAATGGGATTTTAATACTCTTCATGGCATAATTGTGCAAAAGAGCACCCCTCATAAAGTTGAAAAACTAATCATGAATAATATTGTATATGATTCTGAGGGCAATGAAATTTCAAGAGTCACAAAAGACTCTAGTACCTGTTCAATTAGATTTAATATTAAAAATGAAACTGCTGAACCTCAGTTGCTCTACTTCTTTATTTGTAAGGAGGAGCGCCATGAAGTATAATTACGCCGTTATTAACGATATAGGTAAATGTTATGAAGTTTATAAAACAACAAATTGTACATGTGACCAATATCATGTGCCGATACCAAGGGTAGATGTTAATTATCTATCTAAATATTATCATCCTATGCCGCAATATGTAGATGGAGATTTTGATTTTACTGGTGATTGGTATCTTGATGTAGAGCATCTGATTAAGGAGGTGGCGCAAGATGGCTAAAAAAATACAAATTGTAAGTGGCAGACCTTTTCAGGCAGATTGGAATATGGAAGATGAAACTAATGTGGCTTATATTAGAAATAAACCTAAGCTATCAGATAATATTAAGTTAAAAAATATTGTATTGTCTGCTTCTGCGTGGAGCTATGATGTCCCTTATATTCAGCAGATTGAGCTTGATGTTACACCAAATAGTAAGGTTGACATACAACCTAATGTTGATGTTATTAGCGCTACTTCTGCTGTAAATTCACATTTATTAATAAAGAATGATAATGGCAATGTAGCTATATATGCTTTAAATAATAAGCCACTTGTAGATTTAAACTTACAATTATCTATTACCGAAGTTACAAGAGAAAATGATATAGACGTAATTTGGGGTAATGGAATTTAAAGAGGTGATTACGGTGTCTATAAATGAAGTATTAGAAATTGCTCGCAAGGAAGTAATGAGTATTACTGAATGTGATGATGGGCAGAAATTTGTGAATAAGTGTTTAGGCACCGAATTCATAGATTGCGCAGAATCATTTAGGTGGTATGAGCGCCGTGGGCGCATTTATGACGCACCTAAGCGTGGAGATCAAATATTTGTCGGTGATAGTACTGGCATTGTTGAATTGGTTTCTGGCAACGTAGTACATACAATTGAGATAGATACTGATATTGATTCTACTTTTTTTGGATTACTTCGCCGCAAAGAAAGAAATGTTGGTGAGGGCAAATATGGTAGACCTGAATATAAATCAGTTGAATTAATTGTTGGACTTAAAGGTGAAGAAGCTAGACAGTGGCTAGATACTCAGAATATTGAGATTGAAGAATGGAATCCTGTAAAACGTGGTGATATTGGTTTTAATGTGCAGGTTGTACAGGCCGCTTTGATTTGTTTAGGATATTCATGTGGTGAATATGGTGCTAATGGATATTTTAATAATGATTCTGTTGATGCCGTGAAGAGATTTCAAAAAAATAATAAAATGATTTGTGACGGAATTGTTGGTAAAGCCGTTGCAATGAAACTGTTTAAGGGAATGTCTTCCTCAAAGTAGTTTTATAGAGGGGAGGGCTTTGGCTCTCCCCTATTTTTTTAATAGCTTAGGTATGAGATATGGTGTTTAATTATGTCTGATACTTAGGCTATTTTATTACATTTAAAGGAGTGTTGTAAAATGGCAAAAGTTTTTTTATCTCCTTCAAATCAGAAGGATAACAAATATGCTCACGGAGGCGCAACAGAAGATGTAGTTTGCGGCAAAATCGCACAAGCATGCAAGAAAGCATTAGAAAGATGTGGTATTACAGTTGGTTTAAATCATTATGGATCTTTATCTGAAAAGTGTAATGAAGCTAATAATGGTGGTTATGATGCGTTTGTAAGTATTCATACTAATGCTCATAATGGAGTAGTTACTGGAACAAGGATGTTTACATACGGAAATGGTGTAAATGAGACTAAGTTAGCAAAATGTATATTTAATGTATTGGCTCCATATACACCTGGGACAAGCGAAAATATTAAACCTTATCCTGAACTTTATGAAATGAAGGCAACTAAGATGGCAGCAACATTAGTAGAGGTGGATTTTCACGATCATGCACAAACGGCTAAATGGTTAATTGAACATACATCTGAGATTGGAGAAAAAATTGCCGAGGGCGTATGTCAATATTTTGGAATAAAATATGTTGCGGTTAATATCAATGTTAATGTGAACGCTAATACTGGTTTTAAGAAATATCGTGTAGTATGCGGAAGTTTTGGACAAAGAAAAAATGCAGAAGCCAGACAAAAAGAATTAAAGGCAAAGGGTTTTGATAGTTTTATAGAGATTAAATAAATAGGGAGGCGCAAGCCTCCTTTTTGATTGGAGGAATTTAAATTGAAAGTACTTTCATTTGACCAGAGTACAAAAGTGTCAGCGTATTCTTGGTGGATTGATGGCGAATATATTGAAAGTGGATGTATTGATTTACATAAAAATACTAATACACCAGAGCGTGTTAGAATTATGGGTGTTAAGCTGTGCAATGTAATTGCCAAATATGAGCCGAACAAAGTCGTAATAGAAGAAGTCGCTCAGCAAAGCAATCCTCAAACATTGAAACTTTTAGCAAGAATACAAGGTGTAATTATTGGATTTTGTGCCGCTCGTAATATTGAAACATATATTATTGAGCCGACTAAATGGCGCTCTGCGCTATCATTCAAGTTAGGGCCTAAGGTGAAAAGAGAAGAGCTTAAAGAACAGGCAATTAAGTATGTTAAAAAAACATATGGACTCGAATTAGACGAAGATGAATGCGAAGCAATTTGCATAGGCAATGCTGCGCATAAGATTTATCGGTTTGTAAATGATGCCGATGGCATAGATATAGAATAACAAAAAAATGGAGGAGTTATTATGAAAATTAATGAATTTGTACAGAAAGCAACTACAAAGGGTTATATGCCCATCGCTGTTAATGAACAGAATGATAAATTAAAGAAGGATTTAAATATTAAATCTTATCTCGGCATTAAAGAAAAGAAAAAACTTATTGATGCAATTGTGGATGACACTATAATTTATGAAAATGGTCTAATGAAATTCAATGGCATAGATCAGTATGTGGTGTACATAATGAAGTGTATTGAAGCATACACAGATCTTGAACTTGGCGAAGATATTGAAGAGGATTATGATGAGCTATGTAAATCTGGTCTTTTAGATAAAATACTTCGTACATTTGAAGAGGAATTCAATACTGTATTATCTTTACTTAAAATGCAGTGTGATTATATCCTAATGGATAATAGTGTAACTGCTAATATTAATGTATTACTAACTGCCGCTACTTCTGCTATTAATAAGTTTGGCAATTCTGCAAGCGACATATTTAAAAATGTAAGGCCAGAAGATGTTGCGGCAATTATATCTAAATTAAAATAATGAGGTGAGCTCATGGCAAAGAGATTTAGTGATTTTAATAAAGTATATGCTGCCGTACTAGAAAATGCCAAACGAGCTGCTGTTCAGGCAGCAAAAGAAACTGCTAAACAAATTTCAAGAGATATGCATAAAGAAGCGCTTAAAGCATTGAAATATTATTATGCCGATTATGATCCAGATTATTATGATAGAACATATAATTTGCGTGATAATTCTTTGACTAAAATATATAAAGATAATTCAAATGATACCGTTGTTGATATTGTAATAGGTGAGAGATTTGATGAAGGAACTATGGATCTATATGAACATGGTAAAAACAAAAAATTTACCAACGATCCAAAATATGCAGTTGCTGCATTTTTAGAAGGTGTTCATCCTAATACTGGTTATACTCAGTCAACAGAAAGAATTGCAGAAATTATGATGAATAAATTTATTGATGAAAAAGTAGAGAAGCTTAAGGATAAATACTTTACTTCTGCTATTTTACAAGAGTTTAAAAAGCGAATTAAATAAGGAGGTGGACTGCATTGAAAACATTTGATTTTAAAATAACAGCAGATACTTCAGAAATTACAAAGCAATTTGAAAATGGCGCAAAAGCGGTTAGAGAACTTGCGTTACAGGCTGAAAAAGCAGAGGACAAACTAGAAGTTCTGCAAGAAACTAGTAATTATATAAAACAAATGGACGCTGCTTTAGCTAAGGTTAAAAAGAAATATCCAAATTTATTCCAAGAAATATTTGGAAATGTTAATAAGCAAATTAATGAGTCTTTAGCTCCATTAAAGAAGATGCCAGAAGAAATGACAAAAATATTCGGCAAGACTAAGGTAAAGTTAGATACGTTAATAGCAAATCCTACTGCAGCCACAGTTAGCGACATTCAAGAGATTGGTAATGCATTTAAACTTTTAGCTAAAACAATGGGAGATACCTCTCTTGATTTTAAGTTTTTAGATGGCGCAAGTAAAAACGAAACTAAGATAAAGAAACTTACTGCCGCAATGAAGGAACTTGAGCAGTCTTATTTTAATGTGGGGGCTGCTGCAAATACAGTTGGTGGTGAAATTAAAGCGCCAAAAGTAAAAACTTCAAAACAACAAAAGGGCCCAAATATTCCAAAAGTTGATAATCTTATAAAATCTTATTTGCAGCTTGAAAATACTATTATTAGGGCAAAACAGGCAATGGATTCAGATAATGATAAGGCATTTGACAAAGAATTTGATTTATTAGAAAAATCATTTAATTTCGATAATGATATGGCGGCAGAAATAACAGGTATATTATTGGATACAGAAGATTCAATTGAAACAATCGTAGAAAGAATTAAAAAGAAATTAAATGTTGAATTACCATTTGTTTTTTCTATCGATGATATTGAAAATGCAATTCAAAGATTTATTGATATACAAAATAAGCTTGATACTGCTAAGACAAATGAAGAATTTAATCAATTATTAAATGCATCTGATAGAATTGAGAATGGTTTTAATAAAATATCTGATGCGTCTGAAGAAATTTTTGCAAAATTAGGAGAAGGCGACTTAACTAAAGATAATGCTATTAATCAACTTGCTAATATATTAGGAGTTCAGGTTCCCCAGGCCGCTATGTCTGGTGCTCAGCAAGTAGAAAATGCATATAAAAATGTTGAGAATTCTGTTAAAAAAACATCTGAAGTTATTAAAGAAGTTATTGCAGACACTAATGATGTAGAAAAATTAATGCTTCTAAATACCAAAAATGAAACTGCTTCTAATTATATTGGAGGTAACCATACTGGTGTTTCTCCAAGTAAATTAATAGAAAATTATGATGGTGGTAAGGGATTCGATGCTACATTACATACGCATCCAAACAATGTAGCGACTCCGTCATCTTGGGATCCAATTAGTAAAACTTCTGATTTTAATGTATGGATACAAAATTTTGAACAATTTAAAAAACATTTTATTTTAGCTGGTGAACAATTAGCCGAAGTTGATTTTTCATCTTTAACTCGAGAACAGCTAGAAAATTTACATAAAATTTATCAAGCAAAAGCTAATGAGATTGTTGAACCAAATGATATAAAAATTAATGATGCTATATCATTAACATATGATATGATTCCAAACATTATCAATCAAATGAAGTCAAATTTGGAATCGACATTATTACAAAATCAAAATGGTAATGATCCTGCAATAAAAGATGTTGTACAATCATATACACAGCGGATTATCAAATTTTTCCAAGATGTAGATGTTGGAAACTTATCATATGCAGAAATTGAAGAGCGATTTGATCAAGTTGCAACTGATATTCTTAAACAGTATCCTGAGGATATGCGTAAGAAAATAAAATCTACATTGTCAAATAGCGCATTTGAAGCATTTGGAAATGTAACAGGTATCGAACAGTCAATATCCGATCAGTATCAACAGCTTTTACAAAACGCTTTTATTAATTCGATAAAAGATGCTGATTTAGATTCATCTAAGGTATTTAAATTATATGATGCTAAAAGTTTTGATTTTGACACATTTACTGGTAAACAACTTGAAATTCAAGATTCGTCCGCAGCTTTAGAAAGTGCTACTAGCGATGCTAACGAGCTTCGTACTGCGTTAGAAGGAGCAGGTCAGGAGACACGCGATCTTAAAGCTGAGGCAGAAGCTGCCAAGAAAGCATTTAGTGCATTGACTGCTGAAATTCAATCTGCCGCTATAAGTGGTTCTATGACAGATATAGATATCGGTAAAAACACCGAAGGTTTAGAATCTGCATATAATCATCTCAAGAAACTTGCTGAGCAAGGCACAATTACTGCCGAAGAAATGGAACAAGTAGAAGCGGCGTATAAAGAAGCAAACCAAAATCTTAAAACAGCTTACGATTCAAATGAGCGCGGTGGATCCATAAAGTATATCGAATATCAAAATAGAATTGATGAAGAATTAAGTTTGGCTAGAAAAGAAGTTGAATCATTAGAAGATCAACTTGATGATTTAAATAGCAGTTTAAGCATAAAAGCAGTAGACACCAAGGAAGCCTTTAGTGCATTGACTACTGAGATTGGCGAGAATTGGTATCAGATGTCTGATGTTGATATTGGACGAAGTGAAAAGGGGCTTGAGGATGCTCGCAATCAATTAAAAGAGCTTGCAGAGCAAGGATTTATTACCGCTGAAGCAATGGATAAATTTGAATCCGAATATAGCGAAGCTATGCATCAGCTTGATATGAGAAAGACTTCTAATAAATATGATAGAGAAGCTGCTCAAGATGCTTTAAAATATGGCGGTTATGAAGACGGATATCAAGATGGTTATAATAATGCCAGAAATGATTATCATGAAGAACTAGATGAATATCAAAATACTATTAAGAAACTCCGAGAAGAACTTAATGAAGCATCACAAAAAGCTTCTTCTACTGGTGGTCAAATCAGTACTTCTTTTGATGAAGAATCTGATTCTGTTAAAACCAATGTTCAAGAAGAAATAAATCAACTTGAAAGATTAGAGAAAAAAATCTTTGAAGTCAAGCATGCAGTAGAACAAAAGATTCAAGCCTTTGTAAATGAGCGCAAAGCTGTTGATTCAAATGTTATTAAAGAAATTGCAGCACTTGATAACCTTATTAAAAAGTTAAAAGAAGTTAAAGATGCTGTTGATGGCAAAACCGATGCATTTAAGCAAGAAGAAGGGGTAGTAAAAGATTCGGTAAAAAAAGCCACTAGAAAGAAAAAAGAGTCTGATTCTAAGAAACAAGAAACGACTGATGAACCTAAAAAACAAGAATCTACCGATAACTCTAGTAAAGAGATCACTGAGGCAGAAAAACAAGCTGCTGCAGAAAAAAAAGAAAATGAAGAAAAAGAAAAACAAATTGCCTTAAATAATGAATTAATCAAACAAGAAGGTACATTAAACTATCTTGAAAAAGAAGCAAAAAAATCAGCGAAAATTATTAGCAATACATGGAATGACGGACAGGCAGAAGAATACGAGCAATTACTTGTATTAATACAGAAATATAAAAAATCTAAAGAATTACTTTCAGAACAAGAACTTGCAGATATTAAAAGAATTATATCTGGATATCAAGAACAAGCAAAGACAATTAAAGAAACTGCTGAGGCAAATAAGAAAGCAAAGAAAGATGCCGCAGAAGCTCAAAAGAAAGCAAAAAATGCTTTTGGTGCAAAAGAAATTACAAGTGCTTCTGGTCGTATGGATGACGCAGAAGCATATGGCAGACAGTTTAATCAGTCCGCTAAGGTACAAGACCAATTAGAAAAAGTACGCCAAGTTTATAATCAACTTAAAATAGAGCAAGAAAAATTAGCTAATTCTACTGAAGCGGTTACTCAAGAGCAGGAAAACGCATTTAAGGATTTGGTTAATGCTTTTGGTAGAGAATTTGGGAATCTTAAAGCTATTATTTCTGATTCTGAAAAGGCAGTTAAGAATAGTAAATTTAAACCTGTAGATGTAGACCCTTCTACTGTTGCCGACATGAATAAATTAAAGGCAGCAATGCAACAGGCAATTCTTTCTAGTGAACAAGGAAAGGTTAAATTCGGAAAGTTTAATGAAGAGCTTAATGTCATGGAATATCGAGTTCAGGAAGCCGCTGGTAAGTGGGTTCATTTTACTGCACAGCTTGATGCTACCGGAACTAAAATTATTGGCACTAATTCTAAATTAAAAAAGACCACTGCGCTTTGGAGAGAACTTGCAGATACAATATCTAGTAAATTTAAAAGTGCAATTGGTAATATTACTGGTTATGATTTACTTTATAGAATAATTAATGAGGTTAAGCGTGGAATCACTTACGTAAGAGAAATTGATTCTGCCATGACTGAGTTAAAAAAGGTAACTAATGAAACAGAAGAAACCTATGCAAGATTTTTACAGACTGCTTCTAAAACAGCAGATAGAATTGGTAGTACGGTAAAAGATGTAACTACTATGACTGCCGATTGGTCTAGGCTTAAATATTTAGGTCTCCTATATGGCGACATATAGGCAAACACCCATCTCAAAACGGTGGAACTCCAGAGATGGACAATACCGTGGGTAATGTAAAATTTTAATATTTCATTTATATAACTTCATTTTTAATGAAGTTTATTTTATTTATATTGAAGGTGATAAAATGCCTAAAAGATTGGATTTAACAGGTAATATTTATGGCGAATTAACTGTTATAGAAATGTTATATGGATATAAGATGTCAAATACCAGTAAAGCAAGAACATATTGTAGATGTGGTTCTAAAAATGGTGATGAAGTAATTGTTAGGGCTGATGCTCTTCAATCTGGGGCAACTAAAAGTATGAAGGGTGCTGGCAAAACTGGGAAATCAATAAATATCAAAGGAATGAAATTTGGTTTATTAACAGCAATAAAGCCTACAGATCAAAGAGCTTCAAATGGTTCAGTTATTTGGGAGTGCTTGTGTGATTGTGGTAATACAACATATGTTCAAGTTGGAAATTTAATGCGCCATCATACTTTATCGTGTGGTTGTCGGCATCAAAGCAAATGGGAAATGTTTATAAGTGATTATCTTTCTTCATTAAATATAGTATTTCATCCACAAAAACGCTTTATAGATTGTAAAAATAGAAAACAAACAGATACTCTTCCTTTTGATTTTTATCTACCAGATTATAATATTTGTATAGAATACGATGGAGAACATCATTATCGTCCTATTGATGCATGGGGAGGATATGAAAAATTTCTTATAAACCAAGATAATGATAATATAAAAAATGAATATTGTAAAAATAATAATATAGAATTACTTCGTTTGCCATATACATATTCTAAAGATGATATTAAAAATGAAATATTAAATATTTTAAGTCCCGTAACGATCACAGCTTAATTGGTAACAATTGGGCGTATGGTGGGCACCTTTTATTAGGTGAAGGTATGATCTGATCTGCACATATAATCTAAAAAAATGAAAGTGCAGAGATAGGCAGAAATGACCTATCCACTTATATATTATAAGGAGTAACAAAATGTGGATATACATTAAAAGAAGCGTCTGCTCTTGCAGAAAGCACAGGTATTCTACTTAATGTATCGGAATTCCAAGATGCAAATCAAGCATCTGAAGCGCTAATTAGCACTATTCAGGCATATGGATATGCTGCTGATGAAAGCATGCAAGTTGTTGATATACTTAACGAGATAGGAAATAATTTTGCCGTTTCAAGTGATGGAATTGCAACGGCATTACAAACATCGGCAAGCGCACTTATGTCTGCGGGCAACGATTTAAATAAATCTGTCGCACTCGTTGCAGCTGCAAACAAGGTAATTCAGGATCCAAGTCAAGTAGGTGCAGCATTACGTACTATTGCCCTTCGTATTCGCGGTACTTCAGTTGAAGTTCTCGAAGAGATGGGCGAGGAAACTGACGGCGTAGTTGAAAGCGTCAGCAAATTACAAGAAAAAGTAAAAGCAATCACCGGAGTTGATATTCTTGAAGAATCCGGTGCATATAAAGATACATATCAAATACTTAAAGAATTAGCAGAAGTTTGGGATGATGTTGGTAAAACAGATCCTAAGGGTCAAGCTGCACTTCTTGAACTTTTAGCAGGTAAAAATCGTTCGAATGCTCTAGCAGCCATCTTGGGCAACCTAGAGGATTTAGATGATGCATATAAAGCGGCTCTTGATGCAGAAGGTTCTGCGCAAAAAGAGTTAGATACTTATTTAAACTCAATAGAAGGAAGAATTAAGAAATTTACTACCGCTCTTCAAACTATGTGGATGAACCTTATTGATTCCGATGTAATTAAACAAGTTGTTGATTTTGGAACTGGTTTAATTAAAATTCTTGATAAAATAAATCAAATCCCCGTAGTTGGCCCTTGGATATCATTAAGTCTGATTATTGGTACATTTATTGGTTTGTTAAAGGGTATTCCTGCGTTGCTTGGCAAAATTGGAGTATTGACAAATATAAATGCTGCTGCTAAAAAAGAAGAAGCTAAACAAACCACTGTATTGTCTGCTGCAATTAAAGAAGAAAATGCATCGAGAACAGCGAATGTTGCAGCCACCAATGCTGAAACTGCGGCAATTAAAGCAAATACAGCAGCGCAAATTGAAAATAATAAAGCACATGCAGGTGAAGTTTTTGATGTATGGGATACATCCGAGACACTTGAAAAAAAACTAGGTGACAATATTGAAGATGCTGGTTATGGTGTTGTTGGAGAGGTTGATGATTTAGCAACCAGCGCCACCAAAGCAGCGAATAACATAGATGATGCGGCCGAAGCCGTAGATGATTTAACAGATGCTGGATATGGAATTGTCGGAGTAGCAGAAACTTTTGATGATTTAAGTGATAGTGGTAAAGCCACGAAAAAAGTAGTTAAAGAAGTGGCTGAGGAAGCTATTGAAGGTGCCGTTGAAGCTGGTGTCGCTAGTACGGCAGCAGGAGCTGCTGCGGGAGCTGCGGGAGGTAAGTTGGCCGCGTTAGGTACTAGCATTACGACATTCTTTTCTTCTCCTCTTGTTATGATACTGGCAGCTGCAGCTGCAATAGGAGCTGTTGTGGTTGCTGTTGATTATTTTACAGTTTCTTTTAAAGAAGCCAGAGAACAATTAGAAAAAACTACTCAAGATCTTGAAGATACTAGAGAAGGATTAAAGTCCTTAAATAAAGAATTTGAAACAATTGATGATACTATTAAAAAATTAGAAGAAAAAGGTAATCTTACTTTTACTGAAAAACAAGAACTTGATAATCTTAAAGCTCAACGAGAAGAATTAGAAGCTATTTTAGCTCTTGAACAACAAAAAGAACAACGTTTAATGAGGCAACAGGCCAGAGAGGCCAAACAGGCATTTGATAAAGATGCTGATATGAATACTAGCGAGCAAGCAGTCTTCAAAGGGTATTTGCCAAATGGACAAAGAGATTATGAAATAGTAGAAGTTGAACCAAAAATGAAACAATTAATTGGTCAATACGAAAGAAGCAAAATCGATTCGGATAAGGCTCTACAAGAATTATTAATGGCAGAAGAAGCATTGGCTGATGCAAATGCAGATACAACCAGCCCTGACCGCGATCAGAAATTAAAAGCAGCACAGGATGTTCACAAAAAAACACAAAAGGCATATGAGGACGCAAAAGCAAATGCAGACCAAATAGAGCAAGCTATACAAGATCAGCTTGATAAAATAGAAGAAATGTATGGTACTTTGGAGTGGCAATCTGGAGCTGAGCTTGAACCTTGGCAAAAAGAATTAAATGCAATGCTTACAGAAATATATGCATTACAAGATAGTGGCCGTATAGCAATAGCTGAAACTGAAAAGAGTTGGCAGGCTGCGTTTAGTCGTATGAATTTACAGTCCCCTTATCAAGATGTAATTAAAGACCTTAAATCTGGCGATGCTAATTTAATTCAGCAACTTCAAAATAGTATTTATCGATTAGATGAAGATACTCAAACTTGGACTGGTGGCCTTGAACAAATAAGTAATCCAAGACTTAAAGCTTTTGTCCAATCTTTAATGGATGCCGGTATTATATCTGGTTTTACTACCGAAGAAATACAAAGGGTTATAGATGCATATTCTGGCTTAAATGAGCAAACAGAAAAACAAACAGTTGCTGGTAAAAAGCTCGAGCGTTCTCAAAAGCGTCTTGAGTATTATAAAAAATATAAAGAATTGCGTGGATATACTAAAGAGCTTAGAGAGAGTAGGAAAAAACTTTCTGAATTAGACGAAACAACCAGAAAAAATATTAATACAACTCTAATTCAAATGAATACTCTTGCAGCAGAAATCGATGCATATGATATTCTTGGTGAAACCATAGAAGAAGCTAAAAAAGCTTTTGATGAATTTGAAAAAGCTAAAAATACCGATGAAGAACGCGATAGACTTGAGCCTCTTAGCGAAATGTTTGAATCTATTATTAATGGCTTCCATAAAGGAGAGCTTGGTTCCGAAACATTTAAAGCCGCAATGGAAGGACTTGTTCCTCCAAGCGTATATGAAGATATCGATACTTTAGAAGGTAAACTTGATGCTATCTGGAAGTATATGGATCAAGATCTTAATAAGTATTTTTCTATTAAATTTGATGATAAGGGACTTATAGAAGAGGTTAAAGTTACCACCGCAGATATTGAACGCTTTGTAGGCGATGCCGTAACTAAAGGTTTAATGTCCAAAAATGAAGATGGAAGTTTTACTGTTCTTGAAACAAATTTTGAAAATTTTGCCAAAAGTATAGGACTTACTGAATCTGCTTTATATGCTCTTTTTGTTCAAATAGATAAACTTGATGCCGATTGGCTTACGGGTGACGGAACATCGATTTTTGATTCTTTTAATATGGACTCAGAGAGTAATTTATACAGAACAATTACTCAATTAGCGGAATTAGAAGATAAATTTATTAATGGTAAAATTAGTGCTAAAGAATATATTGAGCAGTATGATAAACTTCAGGAACAATTGGCTAAAAATTCCGATGCATCATTAGATGATATTTTTAATTATCAAAAAGCAGCAGACGATGTTATTAAGTTTTCCAATCAATTAGAAGAAGCCCATAAAAAATTAAATAGCTTAAGATCAGCAGGAGAAAGTGAAGCGGTAATACAAACTCAATTAACTGAAATTACAAATATAGCAAAATTATTACAGGACGCTTTGCAGACAAAGAATAAATTGGGTGAACCTACTGAAATAGAAATTACAGCTAGCTTCGATTCGTTGATGACTCAATTAAATGATACAAAACAACAGTGGGAGGCACAGGGTCTTTCAATTCCTCTTTATCTTAGTGATGGCGAACTTAATGATCAATTAATTAAAAAGCTTGAAGATGGTACATATGAAGTAAGCATCGATCCACAAATTAAAGAACTTACTCCAGAAGCCAAGACAATTCTTCAAAAATATGTAGACCTCACCAATCAACAAAATGCGTTAAATATATATCTTGAAAATGAAGAAGAGACTAAGAGTAAAATTGAAGAGATTGAAGGTGAAGTTCAATCTTTAACAAAAGCAATAGAAAACATTCCTGACCCAGATATTGATGCTACTGAAGCTTATAAAGCAGTTAAGAGCGTAGTGGATGAAGTTGCAAAACTTAAAGATAAAACTATAACAATAACTACTGTTCATGAAACTGTAGGTGGCGGTAGTCAAGCATTTGGGACTGCTTCTACTGGAGGGAGTGAATTATCTGGAACTGCTCATAGTAGCGGCTCGGCCTATGCAGAAGGCGATTGGGGATTAAAGAGTAATGAGAAAAATGCTCTTGTTGGTGAACTTGGCCCCGAAACAGTAGTAGATCCTCATACTGGAAGGTACTATACTGTTGGTAATAATGGCGCAGAACTTGTAGATCTTCCTAAAGATGCAATTATATTTAATCATCGTCAAACCGAGGAGCTCTTTAAAAATGGTCATATTAATTCTCGTGGCAAAGCTTACGCACAAGGTAATGCATATGTAGGAACCGACTTTACTATTTTTGATAAGTATAAAAATGAAGAAGCTTATGGAAAGCCCGGAACTGGGTTAGAAGATTCTATTTCAGATGCAAGTGCTAAAATTGACGAATTATTTGATTGGTTTGAAGTACTTATTGAAGAAATGGATACTCAAATTAGTCTGATGGAGGCTCAACTTGAAAATTCTGTTGGCGTTGACTCTAAACAAGGTATTTATAGTAGCCTTATTGATGCAGAACAAACAAAGATGGATGCGCTTAATAAAGGCATTGAGCTTTATACAGAGCAGGCAAATAAATTTTTAGCTAAAATTCCAGCAGCATATAAAAAATTGGCAGAAGATGGCGGAATAAAAATTACTGATTTTAGTGGAGAAGCAAACGAAAAAACACTTGAGGCTATTAAGAATTATCGTGAGTGGTCACAAAAGGCAGCCGAATTAAATGTTCAATTAGAAGAATCTAAAGCTTTAATCTCTGATCTTCGTGTTCAAACCCAAGACATGATTGCTACTGAGTATGAAAATAAGATCGATCTAATTACCCATCTCAATGATGCCCTTGAATCAGAAATAGATTTACTTGAAGAAAAAGGTCAACGCTCTTCTGCGAAATTCTACGAAGAGATGATTCAAAATAGCGAATCTCAACTTGATCTTCTAGAACGACAGCGTGATGAAATGCAGGACGAGCTTGATTCTGCTGTTAGCTCTGGTGACGTTAAAAAATATTCTGATGACTGGTATGAAATGGTTAATGCCATTTATGAAGTTGATGAAGCTATTATTGATTCTAAAATTAGTGTTGAAGAATTTAATAATGCTATTCAGGAGCTACATTGGGATAATTTTGAGAAAATCCTTGATAGAATTTCTGCTATATCCGATGAGGCTGAACAATTAAGAGATTTAATTGATGACGATGATATTACAGAAGAATTCGATCCTAAACAGTGGAGCAAGGACGGACTGACCGCACTTGGTCTTGTTGCTCAGCAAATGGAGAATGCTCAATATCGTTCTGAATTATATGCAAAAGAAATAGAGTATTTAAATGCTGAATTTAAGAAGGGCAATTATAGTCAAGATGAATACAATGAGAAACTAAAAGAACTCAAAGATAATCAATGGGATGCTATTGATGCTTATGAGTCTGCAAAAGATGCAATAATTGATCTCAACAGAACTCGTGTTGATGCTATTAAGGATGGTATTCAAAAAGAAATCGATGCTTATGAAGAACTTATTAATAAACGTAAAGAAGATCTTGACGCACAAAAGGACGCGCATGATTGGGCGAATGAAGTTGAAGACCATACAAAGAATATAGAAGCCATCCAGAGACAAATTGATGCAATGGCGGGGGACAATTCTGCTGCGGCTATAGCTAAACGTAAACAACTACAAGAAGAATTGGCTACTGCTCAGGAAGAATATGACGAAGCTTTATATGATCGTTCTATCGAAACCCAGCAACAAGCTTTAGATAAAAGCCTTGAAATTTATCGCCAAGAGCAAGAGGCAAAAATGGAAGAACTTGATGCTTGGCTTGAAAAAGAAGAGGCGATAATTGCAGAAAGCTATGCAACTATTTCTGCTAATACGGAAGCAATCCATGCCAATATTGAAGCAATTTCTGATAAGTATGGAATAGAAATTGAAAATAATGTTGTTAATCCTTGGACTGCGGGCATTACAGCTCTTGGCACATATGGTACTGAATTAGATACTGCAACAAGCAAATATGTTGAAATGCTCGGTAGAGTCAAGCAAGAACTTATAGACTTACAGGAGACTGCTGACAAAACCGCTGTATCAATTATCAATGCTACAAATAAAACTTCTAGCAATACTATATCTGTTGGCAAAAGTCCCGCTCCATCTAATCCTCCTTCTACTCCTACTACATCTAGTGGTTATAGTACCGGGCAACAAGTAACTGTTAAATCTAGTGCTACTCATTTTGCTCGTGATGGTGGTAACGGTACTAAAATGCAAAGATGGGTTCCCGGTAGTACATTTACTGTTATGCAGGTCGATGGAAACCAGGTTCTTATTGGAATTCCTGGTCAGGGTTATACCGGTTGGGTAAATAAGAATGATTTAATTGCGAAATATGCTAAGGGAACTACTGGAGTTAAAAATGATCAACTTGCATGGATAGATGAGAACGGCTTAGAAGAACTTGTTATGCATGCTGAAGGCGGCAAATTAACATATTTAACCAAGGGTTCATCTGTTATTCCACATGATATTACTGAGAATCTTATGGAATTAGGCAAGGTTGATCCTAAAACTTGGTTGGAAAATAATCGTAAAACTAGTGTGCCTGCAAGCTTTGTAACAAATAATAATACAATTGATTTAAGCTTCGGCTCATTAATTAATATTGAGCATGCAGATAGAGATTCTATACCTGAAATTCAGGATGCTGTGAAGAAGCAAATGGATGCTTATATGAAAAATATTAATTCTAATCTCAAGAGATTTACAAGATGATTTATAGGGGCTGAGCAATCAGCCCCTTATTTATAAAGGAGGTGTACAAATGGCAGTATACCAAAAGAAATTTACATTTAATAATCGAAGCAATAAAGATTTTGGATTAATTGTAACACGTTTTAATCCAGATAATGGCGAGGTAGACAGTTACTTAACAACAGAGTCTGTATATAGTGATAGCTTTAATGGTACTAAACGTCATGATTATGGCGCAAAATATAATGCCACTACTATCCTATATATTACTATGGTGAAAAATAATTATGCAGATTTTTCTCGCAAAGAACTTAGAGAAGTACTTAATTGGTTAACCAATTTAAATAAAGTGTCTTGGCTTGATTTATATAATGATGACACCCAAGAATTTGCATTTGCTTTTCTTGGAAGAGTAATCAATGTAAAATTGCAAAAATTAGATGCCCGCATAGTTGGTATTAATGTTGAGTTTGAATCTGTTAGTCCGTGGGCTTATTCTAACGTAAATCATAATGAAATGACTTTAGATGGAACTAAAACTCTTTATTCTATTTGTAATTGTTCTGACGAATCTTCAATATATGTTTACCCAAATGTAACGTTTATTAATAAAACAGCTAATGGAAGTTTACATATATTAAATCGTACTACAGGAGAGGAAACACTTATACAAAATCTCGGTATGAGTGAAACAATTACATTAGATAGTAATAAGATTATATATTCAGATAAGTCAAATAAAGTTTTTGGTAATGACTTTAATTCTAACTGGCTTAGATTTATACAAGGATATAATCATTTAGAAATTACTGGTTTCGGCCATTTAATTATTGAACATAGAGATATTATTAAAGTTGCTGACGCCTTTGATGATGCAGATGCTATGAATACAGAAAAGGCAAATAAAAATTCATTATTTTTAGCTCATATTCATCTTATGACTAACGAATGGATTTTAAGTGATAAATTAACAAATGGTAAAATTACATATTATCAGCCAATTACAAATTTAAGTGTCACACCAAATTCTTTAATTAATATGCAGCCAACAAATGTTCAACTTTTATCTATTCAAGCAGAAGGTGTAGAGTTGCAACTTGTTAATGATAATGGCAAAGTAATTGCTTATTCATATGGTGGAGTTTTATCAAATAATTACGAAATACAAATCACTATCGAAGAAACTGATGTTGAAATAAGCCATCGCTATGGCGTGGCAAATCTTTTTGCTGATTCTTGGGCTGGTCAGGGCAACACATACACTCAGCCTGTTTATTTACCGAATTTAACTAAAAATTCTATTATAGATATTGATTTGACAGAAATGCAAGAAGCCATGTTGGAAAGTGACGGCACCACATTAATTATTACTAATGAAAATAAAAATGCGGTAGCTTATGCCCTTGGATTTAAACCAGATACTGATTATCAAATCAATCTTATTATTACTGAAACCGTAACGCAATCTAATAAGGCTAGAATGTGGAACGAAGAAAATCTGCCCTATGCAGAACCAATTTATTTTTAGTAGTTTTAGAAAGGAGGTTCTATCTTGAGACTGCCAAAAAATCTTTTATCGGACTCTTATAGAGCACCGGCAGTATATTTATGTCAAACCAGTAAAGAACGTATAGGCGAATTGACTGTTAATAATTTCAAAGGCACATTCAAGTGGAACGCCTATAGCGAAATTTCATTTGATATTGACAGAAATTATTGTGACATTAATATGGGTGATATTAATATTAATCCATATTATGATTTAGTTGAGGCTTTACGTCTTGTTGAAGTTGAGGGATTTGGATTTTTTCAACTACAAGATCCAGAGGTTGATAGTGATGGTATCAAAGAAACAAAATCTATTAAGGCCAACTCTTCTGAGTATGATTTGTCACAAAGATATCTTGAAAATTTCATTATAAATAAAGGTATATCTGGTAGTATTGACGGTGTTCAATTATATGACCAAAATGATGCGACACATTCATTATTACATTTGGTTATTGCGGAAAAGGCTCCAGATTGGAAAATTGGACATGTCGATGCTGAGCTTGCTACTCAACGTAGATTTTTTGAAATTGATAGAAGTACCGTATACGACTTCTTAATGAATGATTTATGCGAAACATTTAAGTGTGTAATAGAGTTTGATACATATGATAATACAATTAATGTCTATGCAGAAGAAACTGCAGGCATGGATACTGACGTATCAATTACTTTTGAAAATTTATCAAATAAAATTAATATAAAATATTCTGCAGATGATATTAAAACTGTATTAACTGTTAAGGGCGCAGATGATTTAAATATTCGTGAAGTTAATTATGGTTTGCCGTATATTACTGATTTATCATATTATCATACTATTGACTGGATGGGTCAGGATTTATATGATGCATATGCAAATTATTTACAAATAGTTGAGGATAATAAAGAGGTATATTTAAAATCTAAAAATGATGCTCGTGTATATAGTAAGGAAATTTCAGATTTTAAAAATAGAGTTGATGAAAATTTAACTGATGCTAAAATTAATGATTTTTATGATTTTATTTTAGCGCTATATAAAACCAATACAGTTGATGCAGAAAAAATGAGCGTACTTGATGCAAATTTCGCATATATTAATCGTTATTCATGGTCAGAATTTAAGTCAGCAATGGAGGATGTCTCATATACGGTTGATCAAAAAGAAATAGCAATTTTAAAAATACTTTCAATTATTTGGGATGCGTATGGATTAAATACATTAAAAATATATGAGTCTTCTTATAAAGAAAGACAAGCTGCAGAAGTTGCTCAAGGAATGTCCAATCTTACAAATGAAAATTATTATCAATATCATGCTACATTCACCATGTTGAATTCCGTGCAAAATGATATTGCTGAAAGAAATACATCAATTAATACAGTGCAAAAAAATTTAGATAATGTTAATGCACAAATTTCTAAAATTGCAGAAAATGTATCTTTGCAAAATAATTTAACTCAAGAACAGATAATACGTCTTGCCCCTTTTTTACGTGAAGATGAGTATTCTGATGATAATTTCATAGTGACAGAAACTGAAACCGATGATCAAAAATTAGAAACACAGGAAGAATTATTAAAAGCGGGCTATACTGAGTTGCGCAAAATTAGCGAACCTAAATTATCATTTACTACTGAGGTTTTAAATGTATTTGCACTTGATGAATTTGCGCCAATTGTAAATCAATTCCAGCTTGGCAATATGATAAAAATTGAATTGCGCCCCGATTATGTTAAAAAATCTCGTTTGTTAGAGGTCGAAATTTCTTTTGATAATCTAAAAGATTTTAGTGTAAAATTTGGAGACTTATTATCTGTGCGCGATGAAGCTGATATTCATGCGGATTTATTATCGCAAGCAATTAACGCTGGTAAAAGCGTAGCAAATAATTCTTCTAAGTGGCAAAAAGGATCAGATGCAGCCAATTCCATTCAGCAAGCAATCAATCAAGGTTTGCTAGATGCTACAACTGAAATTAAAGCTATGGATGGCACCCAAGCTATCAGCATAGATAAATATGGTATACATCTTCGCAAAGAAGAAAATGGAGTAATAGATCCTGAACAAGGCTGGATTGTATCAAATAAATTTTTATACACGGATGATGCTTGGAAAACCACAAAATCAGTATTTGGTAAATTTACATATAAAGACCAAGAAAGATGGGGTATCTTAGCAGATGCTCTTGTTGGTGGATATGTTGCGGGTTCGCAAATTGAAGGTGGCGAGATTCGAATTGGGCAAATTCCAGGAACAGACGATTATACATTTGTTGTTACATCTGACGGCAAAGTTCAAATTAATGCATGGGGCGGAGAAATTGCAGATAGAGTAGATAAAATTGAAGATAGTATTAACACCTATACTATATCAATAGAATCAAGTAATCTACCAGTATTTGATGAAAATATACGTAATACTCGATTGATATGTAGTATTATTCAAAATGGGCAAAAAATTGAAGCACCAATTGGAACAACATATACATGGATTCGTTCTTCTAGCGATGAATTGTCTGATGAATTATGGAATAAAGATTCGTCTCATAAAAATCTACTTAATAATGATCTTGTAATAGAATCTAGTGATGTAGAAAATAGTGCTCGTTTTATATGTGAAGTATATATACCAGAAGATGATATATCATAAGGAGGTGTTAAAATGGCAAAATACACATCTAATTCAATTACTATTATAGATAATTTAGATAATATTAATTTAGAATTAATTATATCTAGTAATTTACCTAATACTCAGGTTCTTAGCAAAGGAGTTTATTCTCCATCATGGGAAGACACGCCGTTAGTTTTAACACCTTCCGTTTATGTTAGGAATAAACAAGTTTCAAATCCAGATATTGTATGGCAAAGACGATCTGGAGGATTAGAATATACTTCTAATTTTATTTCTGGAGAATCTATTGTTAATGGAATATTAACTATTAATAAAAATATTTTAAATGCCAATGAAAATAGTATAGTTACATATAAATGTACTGTTACATATGGAGGAGCTTCACGTTCTGAAGAAGTAACTTTTGCCATAAATATTATAGGTTCTGATGGTAAAGATGGTTCTAGTGTTTCTGTTAAAGGCTCTGCTTACACTTCAGAGGCTTCTTATGTAGTAGGTAATAATTATTATCTTTATTCTGATTCTGGATTAACTACGCAAATAAAAGGCGCTCAACTTGGTGATTCATATCTTGTTGGCGGTCATTTATTTGTATATAGCGGAGATACGAATTTTAAATTTCAATGTGTTGGCAATATTAAAGGTGTAGGAATTACATCTATTACTGGCCCCGTATCAAGTGGATTAGAGGATGAATATACAATTCATTATTCGGACGGAACTACTTCGACATATACGGTTGTTAATGGTGCAAGCGTTAAAGGTTTAGATTTATATGCATCCACATATACTGTGCCTTATGATAGTCAGGGTAATTTAAAAAATAATTCAGATATTATTTTAACGGCGCATCAGCAAAATTCTACTTCGCCCATAACATGGACAACCACAGATAATGTCACTCTTAGCGGAAGCGGCAATATTAGAACTCTTTCTGCGAGTGCTTTTAATGATAGAGATTCTATACAAATTTCAATTAGTGCAGACGGATTAAGCGATGTGGTCACTATAGTAAAAATACAAGACGGTTTGACTGGTTCTAAAGGAGAATCGTCTTTTATAACATATAATGATAGCGCATCTACTCCTAGCACTCCTACTGGCTCAGGCAATACAAATGGATGGCACACCAATATGACTAGTGCTTCTGTTTGGATGAGTCAAAAGGTTGCGGCGAATATTGCTTCTGGTACATGGGGAGCACCAGTTAAAATTAAAGGTAGTGACGGAAAAGGTGTTGCGAGTACTGCTGTTACCTATCAAGTATCAAGCTCTAGCTCCGCAGCTCCTACAGGAACATGGAATACAACACTGCCTGCTGTGGGTGACAATCAATACCTTTGGACAAGAACAATAATGACTTTTACTGATGGTACTACATCTACTGGATATAGTGTAGGTGGTGCTGGAGCAAACGGCATAGATGGACGCGGCATTGAAACTACTACCGTTACCTATCAAG